GTACAATACCTGACAACAAGAAAGCCCTAAGAAATAATTTAGCACAACAGATACTGCACGAACAGATGGTCGATATGCAGTATAATAAATGAGGTTTAATATGAAGTATCTAGTAACAGCACTATTATTATCACTATTATCTTTACCTGCACTAGCAAAAAACGTACCCATAACAGGTACTGTAGAAGCTAAGTGCGTAATACAAACAACTAAAGATGGGGTATATGGAAACCCTATAGCTAGTAAGCTAAGTACAACCCCTGCTGATGGTGGTGTACTGCCTGTCATCAGGTTTGATGTATCTTTAGCAGACAGCTATACAGCCAACATAACTCACCCTACATCTTTTAGTTCGTCGCCAACTCTTAATGATACAGTTGCTTGGACAGGAAGTACAAGTGTAACTAAAACATCTGTCTCTGGTATGTCAGCTTACGAGGGAGCTAAAGTAGTAGTAGACAATACAACCATCTTTGATCTAACTCTTGCAGGGTCAACATGGTTCTCTACTTCATCAAGTGCTACCTATGGTTCAGCTAAACCTTTCGTCGGAGGGGTCTATACTGCACTAGTACAGGCCAGCTGTATTGCTAAGTAGGCTTTTAGCACTTTTTCTACTATATTCACTTCCAACTCTAGCACACGAAATGACACCAGCTTATCCTGTTGTTAGGCCATCGCATGTAGATGGCGTAGTTAAAGTAGAGATGTCTCTGTTTAACTCTAGGGAAGAAATACAGTGGTATCAGATAGAGTTATTTGATTTAAATTGGACGAGCATACCTTTTGCCTCTTCATACAGAATTATGAATATAAAATACAAAGAGAAAAAGTCTTTTGATGTATATATTCGTAAGGCAGATATACCAAAAGCTGTATACTTATGTACTACGTCAAAGGTAAGAAAGACTAGTAATTCAAGAACTCTTATTTCCTCTAAAGTATGTTCAAGATTAGATGGTGAACCCACATGAGACTATTGTTTACTTTTTGTATGTTAGCAAATTCAGCAGTTGCTGATAGTAGCTCCCTTTCATTAGCACTCCCTAGCCCACCTATGAACTATCAGTCAGACTCATTCTCCACTGGTAACATGAGATGCAGTAATGCTGTAGGTGGCGGTGTAAACCTTGAGTACGGTGTAACAGGTGTACTTTCAGGTTTAGATACAATCAATAAAGGTAAAGATATAGGTGTTTACGCTAGAATTGTCATACCGCTTGATAAACCAAAGGCTCGAATAAACTGTGACACCCTTTACCAGATAGAACTAACTCAGCGTAGGCTAGAAATACAAAAGCTAAAAGATGAGATAGAGCAACTAAAGAATCTACAGAGTGCTAGTGGTGATATGGAGTTTGAGAACTAATGGACACAACTAAAATAGCAGATAACATTGACGGTCTTGCAGATCGTGAGTTCAAGACAGGTGGTATGAAAGTATCGTTTGGTTCTATTATGGCCATACTTGCTTTTGTATCTACTATTGTAGGTGGCCTGTATGGTGGCTTTGTCTTGTATCAGAAGATAGAAGCTGTCGCTGGCCTTGATCTTGAAGAATACCAATTACAGATGGAAGTCATGGATGCCAAGGTGTCAGGAATATCTGAGAAGGTAGAAGAATCGGTAGAGTACAGCCGTGACATCAAGAACGGACTAAAAGATGACCTACTGCGCCTTGAGTCACAAGTAGATCGTATTGAGGACATGGTGCGTGAATCTGAAGACAAGGTGCGTACTATGATAGATGCCGCTGAAGTACGATTTGAAAACCAAAGAGAACGGATAAGGGTATCGCAAGATGGATCAATGAAAGAACTAGAAGATAAACTTATGGGTAAATTACAGAGGGCTCTAGATAACCCTCTTGCTGACTAGGAGATATAAAATGACAGAGTTTGAAAAAGCAGATGTTGATGGCAGTGGCTCAATAGACAAAGACGAATGGGCGGCATTAGAACTTGAGGACAGGCGAAGACGGCTTGATGATGAAGACAGTCAAAGAGATGCCCAAAGACGTATGGCATGGTTTTGTCTGATAGGTATGCTTGCGTATCCTTTCTGTGTCATCTTTTCTAGTGCGCTGGGCTTAGAGCAAGCATCCTCAATCATAGGGTCAATGGCATCTATATATTTTCTATCAGTCGCTGGTATCGTTGGTGTCTTCTTTGGAGTCACTAACATGAGCAAGAAAGAAGTGAAGGGGAACAACGGATGATGGGACTAGGATTATTAGGTAAGGTCGCTGACCTTGCTGGGGCAGTCATAGATTCAAAGACTGTCGTTAAAAAAGCTGAAGCCGAAACCAAGATGAAGATTGCCACTGGTGAGATCAGCTGGGAACAAGCGGCTATCAAAGCCAGTGACAACAGCTGGAAAGACGAGGCGTGGACTGTATGTTTCATAGCTATTGTCGCTTGCTCGTTTGTGCCACCTCTACAGCCATACATGAAGGAAGGCTTTGCCAACCTAGAAGCCGCCCCACAGTGGTTTCAATGGTCACTATACGCATCTATAGCCGCCAGCTTTGGCATAAGAACTATGAAAGGCTTCAAGAAATGAAAGAGAACTTCGATAAGTGCCTAGCGATGCTTTTGGAACACGAGGGCGGCTATGTAAACAATGTCAATGATCGAGGCGGTATGACTAACCTCGGTGTAACCAAACGTGTCTATGACGAATGGATAGGCCGTGAGTCTACTGAGCAAGAGATGCGTGATCTTACGCCTGATGATGTTGCTCCCATCTACAAGAAGAACTACTGGGATCGAGTTAAAGGCGACCAACTGCCATCTGGTGTAGACTGGTGTGCATTTGACTGGGCTGTGAACAGTGGTTCGGGTCGCCCTGCCAAGGCTATCCAAAGAGCAGTAGGTGCTACTCAAGATGGAGCTATAGGTAATCAGACCCTTGGCTTAGTTGCTGAGAAAGACCCTAAGTTTATCATCGACTACGTCTACACAGTCAGACAGGCATTCTATGAGAGCCTAGATGACTACAAGCACTTCGGTAGAGGCTGGAGCAGAAGAAACACTGAGACACTTCATCAGGCTATGGAGATGGTAGAGTAATGGTAGAATACCGAGGAGAGAAGTTCTCTGGATACAATAAGCCCAAACGTACACCTAACCACCCTACAAAGTCTCATGTCGTCTTAGCCAAAGAAGGTACTAAGATAAAGATGATACGCTTTGGACAACAGGGAGCCAAGACAGCTGGTAAACCTAAAGCTGGCGAGTCCTCTAAGATGAAAAAGAAACGTGCAAGTTTTAAAGCAAGACACGGAAAGAATATCAAAAGAGGCAAGATGTCAGCGGCTTACTGGGCTAATCGTACTAAATGGTAGCTATAATGACAAAAAACACAGATCGTCCGACATAAGACAGCGATCTGTGTTTTTTGGTGGCTATTGTAGTAATTTTAGTATATAATACCATAGTTACTGAGGTAACAACGGAGAGCAGTAGCTAGACATCCTTGAGATGACTTCCCTGCTCTCCACCCACCTTCACTTTACTTGAGTTATATAAACGCCATCATGGGCATCTAATGATGCCATTAGGTCTAATACTTGTTTGTAGTTGATGGCAATTAGTTGGAACTCGTTAAGTTCATCAGAGAACTGTCTAATGAAACATGTGCCATCATCTTCAAGATACATTTCTACATCCTCAAATTTACCATCGGCATCTATAGATACAACCTTAACATAGTCTGACTCTATTTCGACTGTGAACATGAGAAATACTTATCCCCCTGCTCAATTGGTATTTCTACTGTCATCCTACGCATCCCACACTGAGGGCATTGTCGTTGCCTTCTTTTACTTGGGTAGCCGTATTTGAAGTGGGGGATGGTCTCGATTACTTTAGTCTTCACCATACACTTTGGGCAATGCGTTACACTATCTTTCATCACTGCTCTCTTTCCTTGCCCAAGGTCTCTGGGCTTTCTGTCTGCCACCATTGGAACCACTAACCTGACGTGCTCTATGCCAGTCCCAGTTGTCTCCAAATGCGTAGCTGTTAATTCTGAATGTCTCACGCATCCTTTTGTTTTCAATATCTGCCACAGACTTGTGCTGTAGCAACAACAGTTCTTCTCTGTTCATGTGCCTCTCCTTGGTTATTTTTAGATGTCTACAAGTTCACAAGTTCCAGCACTGCAAGCTAATGTCTGTGAGCCTTTAGTTGTGTCTTCAGTCTCGTAGTCTGACAGCCTAGACCAATCTATTGCATCAGGCATGGCAAACAGTGCGGCTTCATACTGCTCTTCGCTGATGTCTTGATAAGGTGCTTGAGCATACGTGTGGTCAAACCTTGGTAGGAAGCTGACACCAGACATCTCATCGAAATACTGGTAGACAAACGCACCTACTTCTGCCCATTCGTCATCCCCGACTGATACAGTCACTGATGGCTTATGATCTGTGTAGTGACGCTGGTACGTTAGCCACATCTCCAGTTGTTCAATCGCTGTCATGTCGTGACGGGTGACTGAGCCTTCTGGTGACTTCATAGGGAAACTAAAGACAGTTGTAGTAGCTGGCTTCATGACACAAGGTTCTGATGGTATTCCTTGGTCTGCTAGGAAGTGTGTCAGTGGGTCTTTATTGTCGCCACGGACTGTTCTGATGTAGTAGTCAGAGTGTCTCGCATGTATTCCAGAACTGGATGATGTCAGCTGTGAGACAGTGCCGCTTGGCTTGACCGCAGTTATAGAAGCTGACCTGTTGATACCTAGTTCATCTGCAAAGTAGTTGTTAGTTTCTCTAGCAACACTACGCCATGTATCTAGCCTATCCTCAAGCCCATCTTCTCTTCCATTAGTCAACGTACAGTCCATGATGCCTGTCATAGATACACCTAAGAGTGCCTCTTCCTCAGTGTTGGTTGTCCAGCAATCACGTAGATACGGGAAGTGAGTTAATGTTGCTTGGATTGTACCTAAGATAGTCGCAAGTCTTATCTTGTTCGAGATGTCAGCTTCAGTATCTGTAGCCCTAATGATAGCTTCTGTAAGATTACAAAACTGACCACCAGTGCCGACAACACCTCTAGTCTTAGTTTCACCAGTCTCAGGGTCTATGTATTCCTCAAGACGCTGTCCTCGAAGCACTATTTCCGAACATGGGTTAGTCCCAAATTCCCAGTTGCTATCTCTATAACCATCGTATTGGGCTTTGTCTCTAGCCGCCTGTCTATTAAAGATACCACGCTCACCAGAACCAGAGGCCGCAAGTGAAGCCCATTCGTTCATGAAGTCTACACCGCTGGGCTTGCTTTCGAATGCCACTGAGTTGTTAGCTAGAGCATGGTGTGGGTTGTCGATGTACCATTCGCCACTTTTTGCAGTACGCATTTCGTCATCTGATAGATCACTTAAACTAATCATCGCTGAACGTCTTACGCCACCTACCACAACAATCGACCCGATCATGCACATGATGCTGTGGACATCTAAAGACGACAGCTTGCTACCCTGCTTTTTCTTAAAGGTGTCTATGGTGTGTTCGAACAGTTCAACTAATGGTTCAGCACCAGATGCCCTACCACCAAATGTGGCTAATCGTGCACCAGCTGGTCTAACATTAGAAACATCCCAAGTCGGTATGTTGCCGTGGTTGTAAAGTTCTTCAATGAGTTCCCTGTATGCCTTCGCCCAGCCTTCTTTACTGTCTTCTACAACAATCCTGTAGTCACCAGCTGTTAGCGTAGGTACGTCTGGTAGGCTATCGACATACTTCTTTTCGACAGAGAAGCCGACACCTGTTCCACACAGTAGGATAAACAGGACTTCATCGAAGCATCTCATGTGATCTATAGGTGTATAGGAGCAGTTGTATCCAGCTGTATTGTCTCTCGATAATGCCTTACCAGCTGTCATGAGTGCTCTCATGGATGGCATTACTTCTAGGTTTAATATTGCTTGCTCAATCTCATTGGCAATCTCACGGCTCACACGTGACTTCACCACGTTGTCCATGTATCGGCTGACAGTCTCAGTCCAGCTCTCTCGTCTTCCTTCATCTTCTATCCATCTGGCATAGCGGCTGGTGTGTATGAAGGACTGGTAGTCAGTAGGCAATAAGTTGTTCATAGTGTTTCTTCTTTTTCTTCAATGAGTTCAATAAGTCGATCCAAGTACCAGCGGCACTTCTTTAGGTCTTCGACGGGTTTTTTCTTGTAAGGCCAACGCCAAAGGTACTTGAAAGCATTCTGCCAAAGGTACGCATTGTGACCCCAGACCATTGCTCCATCAGACATCGCTTGCATTGCATCGATGCACTCGATTGAACCTGAGTTGTAATGAGGTGGTTTGTTGACGACATCTATCTTAATGGTTTCCATAGTATGACCTCACCTTTCTCGTTGTCCCAATCCGTACAGCGCAGAATCCTAGCCATACGTGCTTGTGTCAGCGCATAGTCCGCTGATAGTTTTTCTTTTTGATATTGTTTGACGACAGCATCCCAAGTCGGATGGTTTCCCAGTATCTTCTCAGCTGTCTTGATGCCCACTTTTGGACATCCACCATAGCCATCGGTCATGTCACCCATCAGGGCTTGGATGAGGAAGTTCCTGTTGGCTTCCATGTCACTAATGACCAGCCGTTCATTGTCGTTTGGCCTGTAGAGACGACATGGGATAGTCTTCATGTCCTTGTCATC